AAGGTGATTTGGCGTAAAGTAGTACCTTTTTTAGAAACACAAAGCAGTGTTATTAGAATAGATGCTGGTTTAGTTGAAATTTACTGCACGCAGTACGAAATTTATCGCAACGCCTATAAGCACATTAGGGAAAATGGTGAAGTTCAGGCAATTTATAAATCAGTTCAAAATTATGAAGGAGAAGTTGTTGGTAAAGATTTTATCGGGTATAAACGAAATCCAATGACTAGCATTTACAGTGATGCCATTAAGAATTTAGCCAAGATTGGTAGCGAGCTAGGACTATCACCAAAAAGTCGAGCAGAGCTAATGGAAATTAGTGATAATGCAACTTCAAATGAAGAAAGCTCTACTAACCAGATGAAAAATTTCTTTGCAGATGATGAATAAAGAAAGGGGGTGATCATATTAATATTGATCTAACGCAAAAACATAATGTGATTGAAGAATATAAAAGCATTAATTTTTCAGAAGTGATTAATAAGTACCAAGACAAAGGGACACAATATGCTGTTTCAGTATTAGAAGGACAGACTGAAAGTGGTTATTTGATTAAGTTAGCAGCGTTTCGCCATTTGCGGGATTTACAACGTCAAGGTGATAATGATTTTCCATTCAAGTATTCTGTTAAACAAGCAAATAATATTTTGAAATTCGCTAAAATTGCACCAAATGTCGATACTGGTGAACCAACTAAACTAATGCCATGGCAAGAGTTTATCATGACACAGTTAATTGGGTGGCGCAGTTTAGATGGTGGTAAGCGATTCAGTCGAGCAATTGTTTCTGTCGCTCGTGGGCAAGGGAAAACATACCTCATGGCAATTATCATGTCTTATTCATATTTGATGGAAACACTAGGACTTGAAAATCAAGACTTTTTAGTTGCTTCAATAAACTTCAAACAAACCAATAAATTATTTGGTTATGTCAAAAGTATGCTTCGCAAAATTGTTGAATTTGAACCGTTTAAATCTTATGCCAAGGAAATTGACCTAAGCATTCAAACTGATCAGATTATCATGAAGCAAAAGAATAATGTTATGCGTGCTATTTCACATGAGTCCGGTCAATATGATTCATTCCACTTCACGACTGCGGTTGTCGATGAAATTGGCGAAATTGCTAGTCGAGAAAAAATTTCTAAAATCATTTCAGGACAAGTTAAAGTTAAAAATCGTCAGTTTATTCAAATATCAACATCATACCCTGACCCAACCGTACCATTTCATGAGGATCAAAAGATGATTCAACAGGCCATGGAACAAGATTGGAATCGAGATGCCGATAGTTATCTTGGCTTAATTTGGGCACAGGATAGTCTTGATGAAACGTTTAAGCCAGAAACATGGACTAAAAGTAATCCATTGCTCAATTTAGAGACTGAAAGAGAAGTCTTGATGCAAGGATTAATTGATAAAAGAGACAGCGACATGTTAGCTGGCACGATTAGCGACTTTCAAAATAAAAATTTGAATATGTGGCTACAAGAATCAACTAATAGTTATTTAAAATTAGCCGATGTTGAACGTGCAATTGTTCCTGATTTTGATATTCATGGCAAGCAAGTGTATATCGGGTTTGATTATTCCATGTTTAGCGATAATACAGCGATTGCATTTGTTTATCCTTACTTAAATGCTAAAGGTGAAAAACGGTGGCACGTTGAACAACATTCATTTATTCCTTGGCATAAAGCCGGGTCGATTGAAGCCAAAGAAAAGCAAGACGGTATCAATTATCGTGAATTGGCCAAACAAGGTTTTTGCACGATTACAGCCCATGAACAGGGCATGATTAATGATGATCAGGTATATGAATGGTTATTAAGTTATGTTGAGGACAACGCATTGGACGTTGTCTTTTTTGGTTATGATGCCATGGGTGTTACGGCAGTTATTAAGCAATTAGAGTTGAATACATCATGGAATTTAATGGCAATTCGTCAGCGAACTGGTGAGCTAAAAGACCCAACAAAGTTTTTACAAAAAGCATTTGTTGAAAGTTCCATCACTCGCTTGAACGACAAAATCATGGAAAAGGCATTACTAAATGCGCAAATCTATGAAGATAAAATTGGTATTCAGGTTGATAAAGCTAAAGCTACACTAAAAATTGACGTGGTTGATGCCATTATTGATGCCTTATATCAGGGAATGATACATTTTGAAGATTATTCAGATGTGAATGATCCTGAAAAACAAATCGAACGAATGACACCACAACAAAAATTAGATTGGTTGCTTAGTCCTGAAGCTGGATTGATAGGAGATGAACTATGATTTTTAAGAAATTATTGCCGTTAATTTGGCAAGTATTTGACTTAATGTGCTATTTGGCAGCGTTAATTGCGCTGAATTGGGCAATGTTTAGCTGGAATCAGATAGTAGGTGGCATTACATTAGCTGTGTCATTTGCCGTTACAGGGTTAATTAGTGAACTGATTACCAATAACACACCGAAAGGAGGTGATTGATATTGCCAATATTTAGTCCACGTTTCAAAAATAGTCTTGATGTGGGCGGTGGAAGTCAAATTGGTTTTGATGATGCAGATATTGTTAATTTTTTAAAGCCTGATGGTCAGGATGATTATGTGAGTGCTGATGTTGCGTTGCGTAATTCAGATATTTATTCAGCGGTTTTCCAGTTGAGTGCTGATTTAGCTTCGTCTCGATTAATTACGAATAATTCCCGTAATCAAGTCATGCTAAATAATCCAACAACTTGGACGAACGCTTATAGTTTCTGGCAATCGGTTTATGCTCAACTATTGTTAGGGGGTGAAGCATTCATTTATCGCTGGCGTAATCGTAACGGTATTGATATGAGATGGGAGTATTTGAGACCTAGCCAGGTCAGTGTGTTTCCTCTTAATGATTATTCGGGGCTGTACTACAATGTAACGTTTGACTCACCATTAGTAGGTGTGGTCAATAGTATTCCATCTAATGACATGATTCATTTTAGACTGCTTAGTCAGAATGGTGGGGCCACTGGAATTAGTCCACTACGTTCATTGGCCAGTGAATTGAAAATTAAAGATTCATCCAACAAGTTGACGATTAATGCTTTGGCCAAGTCAGTTCTGACACCAGGTATTTTAGAAGTTGACGGTGGTGGACTACTTAATGCTAAACAAAAATCAGCATTGTCACGGCAATTTATGAACCAGGTTAATAGTTCAAATGGTGGGCCGGTGGTTATTGATAAATTGGAAACATATACACCTCTTGAAATTAAGGGAGATGTTTCTAAGTTGTTAGCTCAAACTGATTGGACTTCTAAGCAGATTGCGAAAGCTTACGGCATTCCTGATTCAGTATTGAATGGTCAGGGTGATCAGCAAAGTTCACTAAAGATGATAGGTGGCGATTATGCTAAAGCACTTATGCGTTTTGGTCGAGCAATCACCAGTGAATTATCAAATAAACAATCATCTCAAGTTGAAATTGACATTAAGCCAGCCATTGACCCAGTTAATGACGACTTCACAACCAACATTAATTCATTCAAACAAAGCCAATTGCTCACATCTGGCGAAAGTAAGTGGTTACTCAAGCAAACAGGGTATCTGCCACCTGACATGCCAGATATTCCAGAAAATAATACAGAAGGGAGTGAACCTATTGTCGAAAGTAATTAATATTAAAGGAACCATTGTTGATGATGAAACGGCAGCGTTTTATAGTTTTTTTGGCATTCCAAGTTCATCGCCAAGTGCTGTTGCACAAATTTTAAACGATGATGAGGAATTACCAGATGAACCAGATTCAGATGTTGAAGTAAACATCGCTTCAAATGGTGGAGACGTGTTCGCAGCTAGTGAAATTTACACCATGTTGCGCCAAGCAAATGCCAAAGTCACAGTTAATATCCAAGGATTAGCAGCAAGCGCAGCCAGTGTTATTGCTATGGCTGGTGATACTGTTAAAATTTCGCCAACCGCACAGATTATGATTCATCAAGCAGCGTCTAATATGGGCGGAAATAAGGATGATTTGGCTCATGAAATTGGTGTTTTAGATGGTATCGACAAGTCAATTGCTAATGCCTATGAAGCTAAAACAGGCTTACCACAAGCCGAATTGCTCAATATGATGTCCAATGAGACATGGATTAGTGCACAGGATGCCGTTGATAAAGGATTTGCTGATGAAGTAATGTTCGTTGATGAAAAGCAACCAGCATTCGCCAATTCAGCTTCCAATTTTGTTCCAAAGTCGGCAGTCAATAAGCTACTTAATCTAATCAACAAGTCCGAAACGATTTCAAAACTAGACAATAAAATTAATGATAGCCAACCTACCGATGATTTAAAACAACGTAAGTTGGCTATTTTATTAGGAAAATAAGGAAGGAAATTTAAATAATGACAGCAAATATTAATGAATTGAATGAACGGTGGGTTGCATCAGGTCAAACAGTCTCTGATTTGCAAAACAAGGCACAATTGATGGTTGATGATGAAACAGCATCTGCAGAAGATGTGGCAAACATCCAAAACCAAATCAAAAATGCGATTGCAAAGCGTGATTTGGCACATGAAAATCTAGTGCAAGCACAAGCAGAAAATGTCATTGCTGATCCATCGGCTCAAACAGAACCTTTGGCACAACCAGAGAATGATTTGAAGAAGAAGTTCGTTGACGAATTCAAAGGCATGATCAAGGGAAATCCAAAGGTTGTTAATCAATTAGATTCATCAGTTGATCCAAATGGTAATCAAATCGGTTTGACAATTCCAGAGGATATTCAAACAGCTATCCATACTTTGGTTCGTCAATACGATTCATTGGAACAATATGTTAATGTCGAGAACGTTTCAACGTTGTCAGGTTCACGAGTTTATGAAAAGTGGTCAGATGTAACACCATTAGCTAATTTAGATGCTGATGATGCCACGATTGGTGATAATGACGACCCTAAGTTGGCTATCGTTAAGTACTTGATTAAGCGTTATGCAGGTATTTCAACAGTAACTAATACGTTGTTAAATGATACTGCTGAAAATATTTTGGCTTGGTTATCATCATGGATTGCTAAGAAGGTTGTTGTTACTCGTAACCAAGAGATTATTAAGGCTATGAATACCGTACCAAAGAAGCCAACGGTTGCTAAGTTTGACGACATTAAGGACATTGCGATTACGGGTGTTGATCCAGCTATTGTTACAACTTCATTCTTTATGACTAACGTTTCAGGATTGGCTGTATTAAGCAAGGTTAAAGATGCGATGGGAAATTACTTGTTGCAACCAAATCCAACGCAACCTGATACTAAGCAAATTGACGGTAAGAATATTGTTGTAGTAGCTGATCGTTGGTTACCAGACGTATCAGGTTCACATCCATTCTATTTTGGTGACTTGAAGCAAGCTGTAACCTTATTTGACCGTCAACAAATGTCATTGCTATCAACTAATATTGGGGCTGGTGCCTTTGAGAAGGACTTAACTAAGATTCGTGTCATTGACCGCTTTGATGTTGAAGCAACAGATACTGAAGCATGGGTGGCTAGTTCATTCAAGGAAATTGCTGATCAAACAGCCAACTTTGCAGCATCTGCCCCTGCTGCAGGCTAATAATTTAAAACTCGCCTAATAAATAAACAGTACATGGAAGCATGAGCGGGTTTTAGAGAGGAGGCGATATGGCAGTTTCAAAAGAAGATTTAAAAACTTCATT